GAAGTTTTGAATCGTCCATCACGAATCGTCACAGCAGACAAAGTTGCTAAGGCTCAAGCAAAGGCAGAGCGCGACGCAAAGAAGGCTGAGCGAATCGCTAAGGAAAAAGCAAACGCTCCAACAAAAAGCGGTGAGTTCCTTTACTTCAAAGATGGAAAATACACAGAGGTAATCAAGACAGAGCGTTCAGCGGTTACAGAGTGGTTCAACTTGCAATGGAAAGTAGAAGTCGTGACTCACTACTTCGATGGAACACCACACAGCGCTGAATCAATCTTGGAGCAAGAGCAAAAAATTGCTAAGAACAAAGAGAAGGCTGACATCATCTGCCAAAATCTTGCAGAGAAGAACGGCGTGTCATTTGACCAGCAGTTGAAAATACTTCAGAATAAGTACAAGAAGAGGGGGAACCAATGAACCAAGTAGAAGATTTAATGGCTCAGATAGTCGCTGAACATAGCGAGCCACTTCATCCTGACCTTGTTCCATACATGGAAAGAAGCAAGGGTGAATGGGAAATGTTGCGCCATCCACTTGTTTATCAAGTGCCATTCCGTTCAAACGGTAGCGCTAATGCTCAGTATGCCCAAAAATTAAAAGCAGTCAAAGAAGCGCTTGGCTCTTGGAATTACAGCCAATATGTATTTTTACATGAGCGCCCATACAGAGTTGAAGCGTTCAAGAAAATCGAGAAGCAATTAGGGATTGTCAATTACTGGCAATTACTTACTCAGGTTTGGATAGATACAGAAAACCAGTATGCCTATCTAAAGGATTGGAAGAAATTACTTTCCGCTGACCGTGGAGACCGTAACGACATGATGAATGACGAGGATAAAGAATCCTTGCGCTTGCTTCCTGAAGAGGTAACTATTTACAGAGGTTGCCAAGAAGGATTGAACGAGAACGGATTATCTTGGACACTAGATAAATCCAAAGCAGAATTCTTCGCCAATCGATTTGGCAAGAAGGGAATCATCTTGGAGAGGAAGATTCCAAAGTCAGAAATCGTGGCACTACTTACAGTCCGCGGTGAGACAGAAGTTATATGGGAGGAAAAATAATGAAATGCTTTACTTGCGGTAGCGAGTTAAGACTGACCATGATTAAAGGAAAAACCTATTGCTTTAGATGTGAGGCAGATGCTTCACTTCAGGCTTACGGTGTAGTTCGACGAATCAAAGAGAGGACAGCATGAACGAGACCAGTTATATCGAGCGAGTATGTTCGAGAAGAGGAGTCCGCTTAAGTGCCAAGGGTCGTAAGTGGGCAGAGAACGCTGAAGGCATTGCCTTTGTATTTTTTATCCTGCTCGCCTTCGGGGTTGTGGGGTCAATAGAGAGTGGGAAGTGGTTCGGATGAATCTACTATCACGCCTAGGGCGGAACAAGCCTCTACGGGTCTCTGAAGGCTCATTAAGGGCAATTCGGCGAGCGCAGTTGGAAAAGGTGCTATCTGAAGAGGCTGATAAGCGACGCGCCCGAAAGAAGGCTCGAGAGTTCAAGTTGAATTCTTAACCCCAGTAGGGTATACTGGTTTTGTAACCAAGAGAGGGGATACAAAATGAAGGCGCTTGAAGAGATGACTGCTCAAGAGATTCTAAAGGCAATAGCCAAGTTAGATAGAGCGATGTTTGCTCAACCAGTTGCAAAGCAAGCCGAATATGCGAAAGCAATAGGTCGATTGATTCAACTTCATCAGAAGAAAATTAAAGAGGGGGCAAAATAATGACAAAGACAGATATTCACGCGGAAAGCAATCGTATTATTGGTTCGTATGTCGCTAAGCAAGAAGCGATAGCCAAAGCAAGTGCTTATGACATTCTTGTAGAGGCATCAGAATCAGCAGAGCAAGCGGTCAAGGCTTGCCGTCCAACACCGATTGTTGTCGGTACTCCAACAACTTTCCTTGGAAATAAAATTGACGAATCAAAGCCAACATATTTTATTGAAGGTGGCGTTTGCGGATTCGCTTCAGTCGTCATCAAACCAGCGCGAGGTAAATTCGTTGCTCTTTTGAAGAAGCGCGGAATCGGTGGAGCGCATTATTACGGTGGTTATTCCGTCAGTTCATGGGAGTTTGCACCAAGTATCCGTCAAGACCAAAGTTACGAAAGAGCGTGTGCGGCGGCTAAGGGAGCGGTAGAAGTTCTCAAGAGTTACGGCATCAATGCTTATGTTGATTCAAGGATTGACTAAGTAACAAACAGAATTCATCCCGTCGGTCTCTTCTTAGATTGGCGGGATGAACCTTACTATCCGTCGGGTATCATTTCCGACGGGTACCCATAGTCGGTGGCGTTGTAGCGCTGTTGCGCGTCCGTCCTCTCTCTAGCGTGACTGTATTGCTCCGCCACCGACGCTCAACTATTGACAGTCGTTCATCTCCATGATGTACCCTTAAATCAGGTTCGCAAAACACCTACTAGCCAAAGTGAGGTCAGTCCGATACTGACAACATAGAAGCGTTACAACCAGTAGCGATTAAGTGTTCACTCCTAACAATGGAGGAATATGCGATTCTATGAAAACATCTTCAAACCAATTCCAAGCATTATCTTTGTTCTTGGAATTATCATTATCAATCCGTTCCACATTCCACCTGACCCAGTAGCGCAAGCAAGTGAAATACCAGTAATGAAACCAATACTGGTCGAGCGCACACCCGAAGCATCCAAAGAGTTCGCTCAAAAGCGTCTTGATGCTTACGGTTGGGATACACCTACGCAATGGGAATGTCTCCTATCGCTGTGGACTAAGGAATCAAACTGGCGCCCTAATGCGTACAACAAAACACCCGTATACCAAAATGGAGAAAAACTTCACGCTGGCGGAATCCCACAAATACTTGGACTAAATCCTGACCTTACGGTGGAGGTACAAGTGGAGCGCGGACTCATCTATATCGAATCTCGATATTCGAATCCCTGCTCGGCGTGGCGCTTTTGGGAAAGAAATTTTTGGTACTAACCTCCCTAAATGGGAAATCAAGAAGAACATAAGAAACCTTCAGCAATAGACGATGCGCTCGCCGAAATCGGGCGCATCGCCTTTGTTGAACCAGCAATTTGTACAGGATGGGTTCTCGTATCCGAATGGATGGGAGAGGGCGACAAAGATTATTGGACGCTCACACTTGCTGATGACCAAAATCCTGATTGGCGTCATCTTGGATTAGTTCACCATGGATTAAAAAACTGGGAGGGGAATGATGATGTCGGACTTAGAGATAAACCAAGCGAAGATTGAAGAAGAAAGATTACAACTGCTCAACGATTTAATTAGGGAGCGATTCGGAGAATGGGCGACACGCAAAGATGTCCCAATCACGAATAATCAAGAAGTCTCAAGATAACATTTATACATGGGTTCATTTACATCTAAAGCGCCATGTCGGGAAGCCGACCCTTGGCTCTTTGACCAATTCAATTTAGATTTAGCACAACCCGCGTTAAATTATTGTTCTCGTTGTTATTTTTGGACAGAGTGTGAATCTCTAGTACAGCCTAAGCCAAACTTCTATGACGGAATTGTTGGTGGCAAGGTATGGCGCAATGGAAGAGTATTGGCTAAGTTAGACGCCTCTTCCCCTAATCGCTTACTTGTCGGAGAGGAACTTGATGAAGAAAATTTTGATGCCTTGGAAGTTCGAGGGAGCGAGTTGCTGGGGCTTGGAGACGGATTATTTTTTCCCCGAGAAGAATTTGATAACGGAAGAAAACAAGAAAGCGAAAAAGATTTGTAATGGATGCGTATGGAAAACAGAATGTCTGACCTATGCGTTACATTACAAAGTAGTCGGCATTTGGGGTGGAACATCTACTAAAGAACGCGACAGAATGAGAAAAAAACTAAACATAATCGCCAAACCAATATCGAATGAAAGGCACATAGCATGACAGCAATAGCAATAGCAGGAAATCTAGCAAGCGACCCTGAGTTGCGCTTTACCCCTAACGGTAAAGCAATGGCAACTTTCACAATCATTTCTTCTAAATCACAAAAGAAACCTGATGGCACTTGGGAAAATACCGATGTCACTCCATGGTCAGTTAAGTGCTGGAACAAACTTGCTGAGAATGTAGCGGACTCTTTGAAAAAGGGAATGGGTGTAATCATCCAAGGGACGGCAGTTTGGGAATCTTGGGACGATAAGACCACGGGAGAGAAAAAAGGCAAGATGACCGTGACCGCTTTTAATGTCGGAGTGGACTTGAAGCGCCACATAGTTCAAGTGGTCGATGTTCGCCGTAATGCTGAGGGCGATACAGAGGTAGACCCTTGGAGCGCACCGACTTGGAAAAAGGAACCTGAAGCCCCTGAGTCGTTTCCTTTCTAACCCTGATGTAGTATTATTAGGGTTAATAAACTCTCGAAAGGGGTTGTAAATGGCTTGGACTGATTTCTTCACAAAGGAATTAGCAGGTGCGAAAGTAGTTGTTGATTCCAATGGCAAACCGTTTATCTCAAAAGAGATTGCTCTAAAAGAGTATATTGAGATTGAATTAAACATTCAGGAAAATGCTTTGCCTTACAACATCTACTTCCGTCGTTTTGATGCTATTGGTGGCGAACTAGAAAACCGTCTATTCGCTCAAGTTGGCGACAGAGAATTGGCTTTGAAATCGTCTTTGGATATTACTAACAAGAGACTTAACTCTTTTGAGTTTGTCCTAGACGGAGAATAAAAAGGCTAAATTCGCCTAGCGGTATAATCGACGGGTGTACGATAACCTTTCACCCAATAGTGAAGGTGTCGTGTCTGTTTTGGGGGCTTTTGCTATTCAAACTCACGAATTATTTTCGGAGTTAGTACAGGCGGGATTCAACCAAGAACAGGCAATCGCAATCGTCGTCGGATTAGCAACCAAAGAGTAGAGGGTTAAATGGCTGAGAAAATAACGCCTGATTTACAAGAGTTCGGCTCTACTGGTCTGCGTCGTTCGGGCGGAACGATATTTGAAGAATTTTTAGTAAATCTCCGCGGACAACGCGGTGCAAGAATCTATCGAGAGATGGCGGACAACGACCCGACTATCGGCTCAATGTTATTCGCAATCGAAAAAGTTATTACTCGTCTTGAATGGCGCATCGACCCATACTCTGATAATTCTAAAGACGGAGAGATTTCTCCTGAAGATAAAGAAGTCGCGGCGTTCGTAGAATCTTGTTTACACGATATGAGTGAGTCTTGGGACTCTGCTCTATCTCAAATGCTTTCAATGTTGGTCTTTGGTTTTTCATATCACGAAATTGTTTACAAAGTCCGCGAGGGAGATAGCAAAGACCCTCAGCGTAAATCTAAATTCAATGATGGTCGTATCGGCTGGCGTAAAATGCCAATCCGCGCTCAAGAAACTTTATTCCGATGGATGATGGATGATGACGGCGGAATTCAAGGAATGGTTCAAGTAGACCCATCCTCGGGCGGTATCCACCACATTCCAATCGAGAAGTCTTTACTATTCCGTACCAGTTCACAAAAGAATAACCCTGAAGGTCGCTCTATCCTTCGTAACGCTTACCGTTCTTGGTATTTCAAGCGTCGTATTGAGGAAATCGAAGCAATCGGTATTGAGCGCGACCTAGCAGGTTTGCCAGTTGCTTATGTGCCACCTGAGTTTCTTTCATCTACTGCAACAGCCGAGCAAGCCTCAGTTCTAGCAACTATTCAAAACATCGTTACATCTATTAAGCGTAACGAGCAAGAAGGAATCGTCATGCCTTCTATGTATGACGACCAAGGACACAAAGTATTTGATTTAGTTCTTCTATCTTCAGGCGGTTCTCGCCAGTTCGATACAGACAAGATTATTCAGCGCTATGACCAAAGAATTGCTATGTCAATCCTTTCTGACTTTATTCTTCTTGGCTCTGACCGAGTTGGCTCTTATGCCCTTGGAACTTCCAAGATGGATTTGTGGTCAATGTCAGTTGATTCAATCGCTAAAAACATTGCTGAAGTAATTAACCAACACGCTATCCCACGCCTGTTAAAACTTAACGGCATGGATGTTTCTCGCGCTCCTTATCTAACATACGGTGAAGTAAGCCATGTTGATTTGAATGAGATTGCTGGATTCGTTGGTAACTTGGTTGCTTCAGGTGCAATAGTTCCTGACCCTAAGTTGGAAGAGTATCTACGCGACTTGGCTGGTCTGCCACCTGCCGAACACGATGGACAGAATTTTGGTATGCCTCCTATGCCTGAAGGTGAAGGAATTCCTCCTATGCCTGAAGAACCAACAACATCAGGCGAAGAAGAATTACCTCCTGCTCCTACTCAAACTGAGGCTCCGAAACTTCCTGAAGTTGGTTAGAGATGGCAATTCATTTTGCTAAGGCGCGAGAAAAGCGAGTCCCTCTAACACCTCAAGAGCAAGCCCTTGCTCGTACTTTGTACGACTCAATTCAGCGAGCCACGGACAAAATCTCTATGAGGCAACTTGAAAGTTTGCTTCGCAATATGAATCCCGAAACTTTAGAGCGCTTGCTTGAAACAATCACCATTGCCAATCAAAAGAAAATTCAGCAAAGCCTTTTAGCCTCTATTGACCTTGGCGGTAAAGAGGCGATTGAGCAGATTCAAAGCATTGCTCCAAAATTAGCCTTGCCAGCCTTCTTGCCTTCTAAGGTAAAGGTAGATAACAAACCTGCGATGGCTAACATGGAGTTCACCAAACTTCCAGCATGGGCGCAACCTAAGCCACCTAAAGTCGAATTTGTAATGTCTTTTGATAAGACAAACCCAAACTCTTTAGCCTTTGCTCAACGCCGTGCTGGAGAGTTGATAGTCTCGATTGATTCCCTTACCCGTAACTCAGTTCGTCAAGCAATCATTGATGCTTTCAACGAGCAATTAGATTACAGAGCAACAGCCCGAAGAATTAAAAATGTTGTAGGACTTCATCCTCAATGGGCAAAAGCAGTTACTAACTTTGAGAAGAAAGAGTTTGACCGTCTAGTTAAGAGCGGAATCAAAGAGGCAACCGCTCGCGCTCGCGCAATAGAACGCTCAACCCGTTATGCAGATTCTCTTAAGAGTAAAAGAGCAACGATGATTGCTCGTACAGAGATTCAAATTGCTCAGAACGAAGGACGCCAAGAGGGATGGAACCAAGCGGCTAAAGAAGGTTATGTAGATGTTGAAGCACAAAAGATGTGGGTCATTGCTCAAGATGAACGCACTTGCGATATTTGTTCTGAATTAGATGGCGAAATAGTTCCTTGGAATGAAACATTCTCCAGCGGTCATGAAACCCCAGGAAGAGTTCACCCTAATTGCCGTTGCACCATGGTAATTATTCCTCCCGATAGGCGCCGTAAATGAGTATCGAAATCGCTTTGCCTGTTGGATACAAACCAGTTTTCAAACACGGCGACCACGACCAGTCATCACACGGCTCATGGGCGCACGGGGTCGAGGTAGCCCCTGATGTGGTTCGCTCTGTCCTTGATAGGGTCAAGGAGAATGGCGGTCTCTCAGTAAGCCTTAAGGACGGTTCTGAGCCTACTAAGGGCTTTATGGTTGCCAAGGGCAAGAAGTACGCGGCGATTGTCAAGGCTGATGACTTC